CCCAGCAGGAAAAGTAATCCGTCCAGGCGGAGGTGTGGTTTCCGTACTTGTCCACCACGGTCTCGTTTTTCTGGATGGTGATCCGTACCCTAAGTCCCGCAATGTTCATCAGACCACCCCTTCCCGTACGGCAAAGAGGATAGAACGCAGCGTCAGCACCAGGGCGTGGTGGTCGGCTTCCTCCCGGTGCTCAAAGAGATAGCCCAGGGCATAAAGAATCGCCACACGCATGGTCTCCCGGATAGTCGTAAGCGCGGGATTATCCTCATCGGAATCCACCGCTGCCCACTGTTCATCACTGAGCCTTGCCACATCCGCGCACAACCTCCCGGCGGAGGATAAAAGGATGCCGATCATGGCATCCTCATCCGCCGTGTCCACCCGGAGGTACCCTTTGGCTTCCGCAAGCGAAATCAGTGCCATGACCGGTCACCTCCCTCTTAGTTTCCGGCAGTGCCGCTGCCAAGGGCCATAACCTGCATGGCCTCCGGCAGGATCAGCTTGCCGTCCACGCGCTGGGTGCCGATGAAGCCCACCTGATCGGTGACGGCGTACAGCTCGTTCAGGCGCTTCAAGGTGCGGCTCTGGCGGTCGGCGATCCAGTAGTAGGAAAAGTCGCCGAACAGAAGCACTTTCTTGTTCTTATCCTGCGCAGCCGTGCCGGTGATGGCAGGCATGTAGCCGCTGGTATAGATCGGGCGGCCCAGAATGGTATCCGGTTTGCCGACCTCAAGGCCGGGCTTCCAGATGTAGTTGTCGTTCTTGTCCTTGATCAGCATCAGCTGCAGCAGCAGGGTCTCGTTGCACAGGAAGGAAGCCTTTCTGCGGTACGGAGACTTCAGGCTGTAATACAGCTTGTAGATGTTGTCGAAGTGGACGGTCAGGGCATTTGCCGTGATGTTGCCTGCTTCCGGCGTCAGGCTGGTCAGGATGCCGGTCGGCTGGGAAGGCGTGGTCTGCGGATTGGCAGACGGGCCGGTGCCGTTGATGAAGGCGTCCTCCTCGGCGTTACCGAAACGCACGCCGAAACGCTGCGCGATGTGGGCGGCGATGTTGAAGGCGGAATCGTTCAGCAGCTCGTTGGAAACCTTGATCATGCAGCCCAGCTTGTAGGCGGACAGGGTCTCCTGGGCAAAGCTCATATCGGATTCCTGAATGGCCGCGCCTTCCTCGATCCAGGAAGCAGAGCCGCTGTCCGTGGCAATCGGAATGGTACGGGTGCCGGAGTTGGTACGGATGGTGTGCGCCAGGGTGCGGAAGATGTTATTCTCCTCAAGTCCCTGGATCAGCTGGCGCTCAAACTCGTCCGGGACGGTAAAGCCGCCGTTCTCGTTTACGCCCACGGAAAGCGCGTCGCGCACTTCCAGGCTGTTGTTGCCGCGCATCATGTCCCAGAACGCCTTGTTGTAGGCGTCAGTCGCAGTCGGGCGGCTGGCCTTGCGGCTGTCCGCTTTCGGGTCGGCATGGACAGGCGCGGAGGTCGGAGCGGAAAGCTTGGCATCCATCTCCATTTGGTCCTCCAGGCGCTTGATCTCATCGCCCAGGGCCTTCACATCGGCTGCCATCTTGTCGTACTGCTCCACGGCGTCGGCGGCCACCAGGCCGTTCTCGTCGCGGTGCTGCTCCAGAAAAGCCTTGGTCTGCTCCCACAGGGTATTGCGCTTGTTGCGAAGTTCAATGATCTTACTCATGGATTTATCTCCTTCCATAAAAATAGCCGGGCTCCTCATTTGAGAAAGTCCAGCTGGTTTTTGAGTATTTCAAAGGGCATAGCCCCTTCCTTGGTCTTGCCGTCCATGCCGATCACGGGAGCGGACGGCGGCTCCTCTGTGCCTCTTGTGATGCCCAGGCGGTCGAGGATCGCCATGTCCATCACGCGGGTGGAGAACAGCTGCGCCTCGGCGGGCAGAACATCCTCCTTTTCCGGGTCCTTGTCCTCATCCGGCTTTCTGCCGTCATAGAGGACCTCGTCGGCAAAGCCCAGCTCCACTGCTTTCTTTGCATTGAGCCAGGTCTCTTCCGACATGAGGTCGGCAATCCTGCCCCGACGCAGTCCGCTCTTGGCAGCATAGGCGTTGACGATGGCCTCCTTGACCTCGTTCAGCGCGGCGATAACCTTTTCCATGTCGCGGGTATTGCCCATTGCCACAGTGGACGGGTCATGCAGCATCAGGAGCGCCGTGGGGGACATCTGCACCGTATCTCCGGCCATCGCCACCACCGACGCGGCGGATGCGGCAAGGGACGCGACCTTCACAGTGACCTTTCCGGCATAATCCTTCAGCATGGTGTAAATCTCAGCCGCGGCGAACACGTTCCCGCCGGGCGAGTTGATCCAGACGGTGACGTCGCCCTCCTCGGCTTCAAGGTCCTCGCGGAACATCTGAGGCGTGATCTCATCACCCCAGAAGTTCTCGCTGTCGATGGGACCCTCCAGCCGGAGGATGCGGCCGCCGCCGTCATCATGAATCCAGTTCCAAAACTTCTTCATCTCTTCCTCCTGTTCGTGGTTTTATCGGGTTCCTGCTGCTCTTCCTGCTCCGGTTCAGGCTCCGGTGTATCTTTGGTTTCCTTTCCCGCGTCCTCAAGCCGGACGTAGCCGCCGTTAAGATAGTAATCGTCGCCGCCCTTTTCGGCGGGGATCAGGTTCATGTTCTCAAGCCTTCGGCAGTCGTTGGGAGACAGAAAACCGTTGCTGATGCCGGTAGCGTAGCCGCGCATACGGCTCTGGTAATCCCCGCGCAGGAGCCCGTCCACATTGAATTTCGGGAAATACGCATCCTGCTCCGATTCCAGCAGCAGGTCCTTCACGATAGCCTGCTCAAAGCGCACCAGCCAGGGCGTCAGGGTATGAACCACGAAGTCAATCGACTGGTGTTCTATATTCGAGAAGGTTGCGTGTTCCAAGTCCTGGACGAGGTGCGGCGGCACCCGGAAGATGCGGCATATCTCGTTCACCCCGAACTGCCTGGTGGAAAGGAACTGGCTGTCCTCCGGCGGCAGGGAGATGGCTTTGTACGCCATGCCCTCCTCCAGCACCGCCACACGGTGGGCATTGCCGGGACCGCCGTAAATCTCCGACCAGTTTTCCCGCAGCTTTTCAGGGTTCTTCAGCACGCCCGGATGCTCCAGCACACCGCTCGGCTGCGCACCGTTCTTAAAGAAGGCGCTGCCGTATTTCTCCACCGCCAGCGTAGTGCCGAGGCTGTTCTTCATCATGGCGATGGGCGAAAAGCCCACCAGACCGTTGAATCCAAGACCTGGGACATGGAATATCTCGTCGCTGCGGAAGAAGATATCCTTATCCCGCTCTCCCGGCTTTTCGTCGGTGTAGGCATGGTAGATGTAGTAGATGCGCCCGTTCTCGTCCCGGTCCACTTCCACGTTCTCCGGCAGAAGCGGGTACAGTGAAACGACACTATTCCTGCCGTCCCGGATGATCTGCGCATAGGCGTTGCCGTACAAAAGCAGATGTGTCATCAGCGTCTCGAAGAAGGAGAAGCTGGTCATCTCCGGATTGGGCTGGCGGTACAGCAGCTTATACAGCGGATGATCCGTCGCCCGTTCCTTATCCCGGTCAGAGCCCTCGGTGTACCTGTACAAATGAAGCGGAAGCCCCGCCACCGATTCCGCCAGCAGCCGCACACAGGCATACACCGTGGCGATCTGCATGGCGGATTTTTCATTGACCGTCTCGCCGGATTCCGCCTTGCCAAACACAAAGGTCTGCCCGGAATCACGGACGCTGTCCTGTACTTTAGGAGCATCCCTTGCGCTGATGCCCAGCCATTCTCTAAGTCCCATGGTCATTTCCTCCCATAAAAAACGGGACCGCCCGGTTGTCCGGGAAGTCCCTGCGGTTTTTCACGATATTAGGATACTACATTTCTCAATATGAATCTTATCAGAAAGTGGACACGCATCAGAACGACAAAAGGCCGCGGGTATCGTAGACGCTCTCCCCGGTGTCCAGTCCGCAGCGGATCGCACGGTCCAGCGCCATGATGGTCGCCACCGCGCCGTCGATCTTCTCCGTGCTCTTTTCCTTGTCCGCCTTGATGTTCCCGGCAGGATCGGTGCGGATGAAGATGTTGTCCATCATCCACCGCAGGACGGGATGACCGCCGTGGGCGATTCGCTTCTCCAGCACCAGCTTCATCAGCTCCTTCGTAGGCGGGGACATGTCCTTGAAGCCCTGCCCGAATGGCACGACCGTGAAACCCATACCCTCAAGGTTCTGCACCATCTGCACCGCACCCCAACGGTCGAAGGCGATTTCACGGATGTTGTATTTCTCTCCCAGGCGTTCGATGAACTGCTCGATGTAGCCGTAGTGGATGACATTGCCCTCGGTCGTAAACAGAACACCCTGCCGCTCCCAGAGGTCATACGGCACATGGTCACGCTTCACACGAAGGTCCAGCGTGTCCTCCGGCACCCAGAAATACGGCAGGATAAAATACTTGTCATCCTCATTTTCAGGAGGAAAAACAAGCACGAAGGCTGTAATATCTGTCGTGGACGACAGGTCGAGTCCGCCGTAACAGACGCGCCCCTCCAGATCGTCCGGAGATACAGGAAATGCGCAGGCGTCCCACTTGTCCATAGGCATCCAGCGCACCGACTGCTTCACCCACTGGTTGAGCCTCAGCTGACGGAAGGAATTCTCCTCGCCGGGATTCTGCTTGGCGGATTCGCAGGCGGCCTTCACCTTGTCGATGCCGACCGTAATGCCCAGAGAAGGGTTC